CTTCTTCCTTCCAGTTAGGGTCATTGACTTGATATATCCTGTTCCAAATCCTGTGAATACGTTCCATAACACACAGTGGCACACTTGCGTCCCAAGCCGTTGCGTCTAAATCGAAACCGAGTGTGCTCACTCTGGAGTGCCAGTCATACAATTGATTGAATCCTGGTCCTATTGGGTTAATTCCGATTTTTGCTGGGTGCAAGTGTTGTGTATCTGCAAGTGCAGCACACGCCGTATGGAAGTACATCCTGTCTGCGATGACTTTATCGAGGGGTGCCGCCCAAAACGCTCTCGTTGTTGGTTCTTGATATATCCTCTTGACTTTCCGTGGTTCGTCTTTGAGTGTCGCTGTGTTCAAACATGCAGTTCTGATTCCTCTCTTTGCACAGTCTATGATTTTGTCAACTGCGTGATTCAAGGTTCTTCCGTCTGGATCGTCTCGTATTTTCCAAATGCCATCTTCTTCTGCGAATGAGAGATAATGTCCTTTCTTTGCATCTGAGTGTAAGAATCTCCATGGATACCCTGCGCTTGTGTCTCTGACTAGTGGATTGCTCGTTGCGATGTAGTTAACACCGTTGATTGCTTCCCTCTTGGTACACACGCGTGTTGGTATTTCTGCTTGTTTGATGATTGTCGCATAGTATTCAGCCACTTCGTCAATGCAATGATCAAGTAGAGGTATGTCCATCGTTGCTTGTGGATGGTTAAATTTCTCTACCGCATCTTCGTAAGGATAAAAAGGTATTTCTGGTCGTGTATCTCTTTTGTCTAAAACGACCGGCTCAAATACTCCTTCTGACAAAGCGAGTGGACTTTTCCAGTATCTTGTCTTCGTACTTGAGTACGTATGTAATACTTTGTCCTCCACTTCATCATAAGCGTATCCAAGCACCTTGTATTCTCCGTGCATCATTGGTGGGATGATTTTGATCTTCTGATGCTTCAAAACAGCTATCACTTCTCCACATGCTTGTTCTTCCAATTGACGATAGACTTCAAATTCCTCCTGGTACAGCAATGTTCCCAACCCTATGGTTGAGTTTGCTGCACTATGAATCGCACAAAGTTTTCTTTCAATTTTTGGATTTGTGATGATAACTGGATTTCCGCATGATCCTTTCATGGTGTTGATTGGTCC